TGGCAGGCTTCGGTAGCGGGAAAACGCATGCGTGCGTGACGCGCGCTCTGCTGAAGAAGACCCTCTACCCGCGCCAGAACGTCGGTTACTACCTGCCGACGTACGACCTGGTGAACACCATCGCATTCCCGCGATTCCAGGAGTCGCTGGAGCTGTGGGAGGTTCCGTACAAGCTGAACAAGAACGAGAAGATGATTCACCTCGAGGGCGGTGGTTCCTTCATCTTCCGCACGATGGACAGCCCCGAGCGCATCATCGGCTACGAGGTCGCAGATAGCCTGGTCGATGAGCTCGACACGCTGCCCGAGGAGAAGGCGCGGGACGCCTGGAACAAGATCATCGGCCGAAACCGGCAGAAGAAGCCGGATGGCAGCCTCAATACCGTGGGGGTCGGTACGACCCCGGAAGGATTCCGGTTCGTGTACGCACGGTGGCAGAAAGATCCGCCGCCTGGTTACCGGATCATCAAGGCCTCCACGATGAGCAACGCCAGGAACCTTCCGGCGGGATATATCGACAGCCTGCGCACCTCGTACCCGTCGAACCTGCTCTCCGCCTATCTGGACGGCGAGTTCGTGAACCTGGTGGCTGGATCGGTGTATCCGGAGTTCGATCGCATCCTCAACGCAACGAAGGAGACGATCCAGTCGGGCGAACCGCTTCACGTGGGCATGGACTTCAACGTGGGCAAGATGTCGGCCGCGGTGCACGTGTTGCGCGGCGACGAACCGCATGCGGTGAAGGAGTACACCAAGGTCCTCGACACCCCGGCCATGTGCGCGCTCCTCAAGCGCGAGCATCCAGGGCACCCGATCATGGTGTATCCCGATGCCAGCGGACAGGCCCGCAAGTCAAACAACGCGAGCGAATCGGATCACGCGATCCTTCGCGCCGCGGGCTTCAGTGTGCGCGTCAATGCGACCAACCCGCGCGTGAAGGATCGTGTGCTGTCGGTCAACGCCATGGTCCTCAGGGACACGGACAAGGTGCGCCGATACCGCGTGAACCCAGATGCCTGCCCGGAACTGGTCGAGGCGCTTGAGAAGCAGGCGTACGACAAGCACGGCGAGCCGGATAAGGCTGGCGGCCTGGACCACATCATGGATGCGGCCGGCTACTTCATCGTCTACCGATACCCGATCCAGCACCGGGTCGCGCAAGTTCAACCCCTGAGACTCTGAAATGCCCCTAGCCGTACACCACTGCACGCCCTCCGTCGCCGAGATGCGCACCGATTGGTGCTACACCGAGGCCCTGATGGCCGGAACGCGTGCCATGCGCGCAGGCGGCAAGCAGTTCATGCCGAAATGGCCGAACGAGGAAAAGGAAGCCTATGAAGCTCGCGTCTGCACGGCGACGCTGCTCCCTGCCTATCGCCGCACCGTGTCGGTTATGGCGGGCAAGCCGTTCTCCAAGGAGCTGACCGTCAAGGCGAGCTCCGACCAGTTGCAGGCCGAGTGGAAGCCGTGGCTCGACGACATCGACCGCAACGGCGTCAGCCTCAACGTCTTTGCTAGCGAGATGATGCAGGAGATCGTGGCCCATGGCCTGGCCGGCATCTACGTCGACGTGCCGCGCGCCGTACCGGGTACGCCGGTTACGGTCGCCGCGGAACGTGAGGCTGGCGTCCGCCCGTACTTCGTCCGGGTGAAGCACGACCAGATCCTCGGCTGGCGCCTGGATGACCAAGGCCGTCTCGCGATGCTTCGCATCAAGGAATGCTCCGAGGTCGAGGACGGGCTTTACGGCACGAGGATGGTGGATCGGGTCCGCGTGCTCACGCCCGGACATTGGGAGCTGCACGAGGCTACCGGGGCTGACGCGTACGCCATCGTCGATCAAGGCGACACGTCGCTGCCCGTCATCCCGTTTGTGGCGCTGTACGGCGAGCGCTTGGCTCCGATGATCGGCCGGCCACCTTTGCTTGATCTCGCCTTCCTCAATGTGAAGCACTGGCAGAGCCAGAGCGATCAGGACACGATCCTGCACGTAGCCCGCGTGCCCATCCTCGCCATGATCGGGGCCGACGAGAACAGCCAGCTTGTGGTGGGCGCGTCGGCTGCGGTGAAGTTGCCGCTCGGCGCCGAGATGAAGTTCGTCGAGCACACCGGCGCCGCGATCGCGGCAGGCGCAAATAGCCTCAATGCTCTCGAGGAGCAGATGGTCCAGACCGGCGCCGAGCTTCTCGTGCAGAAGCCCGGGCAGCGTACGGCGACCGAGGACGCGAACGACGCTGAAGGCAATAAGTGCGACCTGCAGAGGATCACCGAGGCGCTTGAAGATGGCCTGGACCAGGCACTGGTCTTCGCGGGGCTGTACGTGAACAAGAACCCGCCGCAGGTAACGCTGTTCAAGGACTTCGGCGCGGCCACGCTCAGCGACGCCAGTGCTCAGCTGGTCCTTTCCCTTCAGCAGGCCGGTCTGATCACCAAGGAAACCGCCCTGCGCGAGCAGCAGCGTCGTGGCGTCCTCTCCCCGGACATCGATATCTCCGTCGAAGTCGCTGCCGCCGAGGCCGAGGGTCCGGCCCTCGGATCGCTGGGCCTGCCGCCTCCTGGCGGTCCGGCGGACGACGGCGCATGAGCACCATCGCGTTCCGCGGCGGCATCATGGCCGCCGACAGCCGTGCCTATGGCGGCCGCGGCGAGCCGAGCCCGGGCCGGAAGGTGAAGATCTTCCGACTTGACGACGGCTCGCTGATCGGCCTGAGCACCAGCACGCCGGGCACGTCCGAGCGCTTTGTGGCCTGGCTCAAGGACGGCGCCAAGCCGGACATTCTGAACGACAAGATCGACCTCCGGGCCCTGATGGTGAGGCCTGACGGTGGGATCTACGTGATCGACAACACTCCGTACTTCAGCGGTCCTATGGAATGCGACTACTACGCCGTAGGATCCGGAACCGGGTACGCAATGGGTGCGATGGCCATGGGCGCCACGGCTGAACAGGCCGTGGCGGTCGCCTGCGACCTCGACCCGCACTCGGGGGCGCCGATCATGGCGGAGCGCCTGTAATGGCCACGGCCAACGCGGCGCTACAAGATTGGGCGATCGACCACGAGCACGACGTGTTGCGCTTCAGCGCGGGCGTGGTGCAGCGGATGATCGCGGTACTGAACCGGACCGACGCCAGCCTCTCCGCGCAGCTCGCGCAGGCGTTGCTCCAGATGGAACGGGAGAGCTTCACGGTCGAGCGCCTGGAGGCGCTACTGGTTTCCGTTCGCCAACTCAACACCCAGGCCTACGCCGCCGTCATGACAGCGCTGGACCCCGAGCTGCGCGGGTTCGCCCGGGTTGAGGCTCTGGCACAGCTGGCGGGGTACAGGGCGGCCATCCCGCAGGCCGTCGCCGTTCACTTCCCCGTGGCCGGCCTGTCGTCTGAGCACGTCTACGCAGCGGCGCTGGCGCGACCCTTCCAAGGGCGCCTGCTCAAAGACTGGGGGAAGACGCTAGAGGAGGGCAGGCTCACGTTGATCCGCTCGACCGTGCGCTCGGGCTTCGTGGAGGGTAGGACCAGCGCGGAGATCATCAAGCAGCTGCGTGGTACGCGCGAGGCACGGTACGCGGATGGTGTGCTGAACCGGCCGAGGCAAGAGCTGGCGACGGTTGTGCAGACGGCGCTGAGCCACACGGCTCAGACCGCGCGCCAGTCCATGGTCGACGCGAATGCCGACCTGGTGAAGGCGGTGCGCTGGCTATCGACGCTTGACACGAAGACCAGCCCGATGTGCCGGATCCGGGACGGGCTGAAGTACACGGCAGATACCCACAAGCCGGTTGGCCACACCATCCCGTGGGGCGACGGCCCTGGGCGGCTGCACTTCAACTGCCGGTCCGTGTCGGTGCCCGTCCTGAAGTCGTGGCGCGAGCTCGGCATCGATCTCGACGACATGACGCCGGCGATGCGCGCGAGCATGGATGGACAGGTGCCTGCCGACATGACCTACAAGGATTGGTTCGCCAGCCAGACCGCCGCTCGCCAGAAGGAGATCCTCGGCCCGGACCGGTATCAGCTTTTGAGGGCCGGCAAAGTTACGTTCGACAAGTTCTACGACGACCGAGGCCG